GGATTGGCTGAAAGATCCCGAGCTACGATTTTGCTCGATTTTTGCTAGAGGTTTGCTTGTAGATTTGCTTTGCTACATGTTTGAAGCAAGCGAGCAAGGATATTTGAGCAGACCAGACGGAACGCCGAGGTCTGACCTGGAAATTGTGGACGCTATTTCAGGCGGCAGCCGTGAGGAAAAGTTGGCCGGTTTGGCTGAGCTAGAAGCCAGCGGAGTTATTTCCAGGGATTTGCGAGGTGTTTTGTATTCTAGGCGAATTGCCAGGCTGGCTGAGGTGTCAAAAATACGCAAGCAAGCAGGAAGCAAAGGCGGAAGCAAAACGCAAGCAAAACCTAAGCAAACTGACAAGCAAACGAGCAAGCAAAAACGGGGGGTTTCGGATTCGGATTCTGTTTCGGATTCAGATTCGTTTAAGAATAATACACCCCCTAAACCCCCTGTGGGGGAAATGGGAGTTCTGTACGAGTTTAGCGAAAGCCTAAACACAGACGCCTTTCGAGTCGCCTGGAAAGACTGGCTACGCCACAGAATCGAAATTAAGAAACCACTAAAGCCGACATCTGCAACTAGACAACTGGCGCAGCTGGCCAAGCTGGGGCCAGAAGTGGCAGCGGAGTGGATCAATTACACCATCGCCAAAGGCTGGCAAGGGCTATCTGCCCCCGATCCAACCTGGCAACGCAGCGTGAGGAAGCATGAATCATTTACCGAGGAGCTAGGTTTCTAATGAACCGCGACGAAACAACCAAACTAATTAACCGAGTTTTTGTCCTGTTTCCAAGTTTCAAAAGCTGGTTTGACGAACTGCCCAGCCGCAACGCGACCGGCAAAGCGTGGATGGACGCCCTCGGGGCTGTTGACTATGTAGACGCCTTGGCCGTACTGGATGCCTGGGCAACTGGCAAGCAAAAGCCGCCCGCTGGGTTTGAACGTGACCAGACAATTTACCGACTGGCAGCAAATGCCAGGGAATTAGCAAATTTGCGGCATAGACGCGAGCAAGCAGCCCAGGAGGTGTCAGCAGACGTAAAAGCTCGCAGGGCTGCCTACGAGGCGTTACCGAGGTTTAGCGGAAGTGCCAAAAAGGCGTATGACAAGATACTGAGCCGAAAGCATGAATACGAGGACGGAAAGATGACCGGCGTGGAGTGGGTTGAGTGGTGTAAAGTTTGTGCAGAGGAGGTGGTGTAGATGAAAAGCGTTTTAATCGCCCTGGCATTTATCGTGGGGCTGTTTGCTACCGAATGTTTTGGCCAACAGGCCGGCACAGCTGAAGTGGCTACAGACCACGCTGCTTATGTGTTTGCTAAGCGTGAAGCCGAGCTGCAAGCGTCCAGGGGTGTGGTTGGGCATCTACTAGGCATCGCCCCAGGGTGCAAATTTGCGGGCGTGGGTAGCAGCAATTCGACAGCCAGGCCGAACCACTGCACAACCAGCAAATACAGGCTAGTAGCCCGAGCGTTTGCGATTGGAAGAAATGGCAAGGTTTATTGGTCAGCGCATTACAGGTGAAAACATGAATACAAGCAGTAATTTACCAGAGACAAGGGCAGATGGGCGGTGCGTCGATTGCCAGCACAAGCCGGCGGTTACAACTGACAGAAGATTTTGTCTTAAGTGTCTGCGTGTTCGCATAAGAAACGATAATCATATTGATCGCAAAAAACCGTTTTCTGGGGCTATGCGAGGATATAAAGCAAGGTCAACAGATGTTTTAGGCGGCTGCCCAAAGATGCCAGGTGATGAAAGCGACCAGGACTAGAAACATGAAGCTAATCCTACCCTGGCCCCCGTCAAACAATCACTACTGGGGCAGCCGAGACAAATACCGCTATCTGACCGCAAAGGGCAAGCAGTACCGAGTTGATACCCTGCTGGCCGTGTTTGCCTGCAACCGTGGCGCACCCAGGCCGATGACCGGCAAGCTACGCGTAAGCATCCTGGCTAACCCGCCAGATCAGCGAGCAAGAGACTTAGATAACCTGCTTAAAGCGCCCCTAGATGCCCTCGCCAAAGCCGGCGTTTACGCAGACGACAAGCAGATAGATGAGCTAACGATTAAGCGCGGGGACGTAATGAAGCTGGGCCAACTGGTGATTGAAATTGAGGTGCTTAGTGGCGACGATTGATAAGACCAGCGAGCAGTACCAACGGCACAAGGAGGACATGGCTAGGCGCAGCCGTGAGCGAGCGCAGAGCAGCCGTGAGATAGGGCCGCTGCCACCTGTAGCCGATCCAGCCAGGCGGGCCAGATGCAAAGACAGTTTGAAGTTGTTTTTGGAAACGTACCTTAAAGAGACTTTTAACCTGCCATGGTCAAACGATCATTTACGCGCGATCGAGGTAATGCAGGACGTAATTTTGCACGGTGGCCAGTACGCCCTGGCCATGCCCAGGCGACAGGGCAAGACAACCCTCATCACTGGGGCGACGCTGTGGGCTATTCTTTACGGCCATTGCAAGTTTGTGGTGGTTGTGGCTGCGACTAAGGCCGACAGTGTCAAAATCGCCAACAACGTGAAAATAACCATCGAGGCCGATGAGAACTTAAGCGGCGACTTTCCCGAAGCGTGTTACCCAATTCAGCGGCTGGAAGGTATCAACCACAGAACTGGCGGCCAAACCCTCGATGGTGAACAAACCAGAATACGCTGGACTCGGGAGGAGCTGGTATTTCCAACTGTGCCAGGAGCGCCCAGCAGCAGCGCGCGGTTGTACTGCCGAAGCATTACCGGAGCTATCCGCGGACTAAGCGACAAGCTGCCAGACGGTACTACGATACGCCCTGAACTGGTGCTACTAGATGACCCGCAGACCGAACGCAGCGCAAAAAGCGCCCACAGCACAGCTGAGCGAGAACGCACAACGAGCCGTGCGGTTTTGGGACTCGGTGGAGCGAGGAAACGACTGGCAGCCTTTGCGGCGGTTACGGTGATTCAACAAGATGACCTAGCGGCCAGGCTCCTGGATCGCAAACGTAACCCAGATTGGCGCGGCGACCTAATGAAGCTGGTTTACAGGATGCCCGACAACATGGATTGGTGGCGAGGCTACAGGGACAAACGCAACGAGCTAATCCGGCTAGAGGAGCCGCTCGAGCAGCTAAACGACTACTACCGAGCGAACCGAGAAACAGCCGACGCAGGTTGTCAGGTGGCCTGGGAATATCGGCACGAGCCTGACCAGGTGAGTGCGATCCAGTACGCGATGGATTTGTGGGCCAAAGATGAGGACGCTTTTTTAAGTGAATACCAAAACAGCCCGCGTAGTCAGGATGTAGAAAACGCTTTTGCTCTAGTGCCAGCCGACATCGGCAAAAAGCTAAGCGGAGTACCGCGGGGATATGTGCCAGACTGGGCCGAGCAGCTAACCGCATTTTGTGACGTTCAGCAGGATGCCCTGTTTTACCTGGTGGCCGCCTGGGATCAGCAATTGCGCGGGCATGTGGTGGACTACGGCAGTTGGCCTGAGCAGGGCCGGCAGTATTTTACTAAGCAGGATATTAGAAAGACGCTGCAAGAGCATTATGGCGTAGCAACCGTACAGCATGGACTGCTGGCAGGTGTTACCGAGATAAGCGAGCGACTACTGAGCAAGCAGTACGCCTACCAAACCCGCGGCACAACTAGCGTTAACCTACTGCTGATTGATGCCAATTGGCAACCTAGCACGGACATCGTTTACCAGGTAGCCAGAACACTCGGCGCAGGCCGGTTAATGCCCTGGCATGGCCGGTATGTCAGCGCGACGACAGCCCCTATTGAAAGCTGGAAACGGGAGCCAAGCGACAAAGTAGGGCCAGGCTGGAAAACGCAGCTGGGCCGCAGGAATCAGCGGCACCTGATTTGCGATGTGAACCAGTGGAAAACCGTAGTAGGCCAGCGAATTAAGACGACCGACGACAAAACAGGCATTACGGTGTTCGGGGATCGCCCAGATACCCATGCAATGCTAGCCGACCATTTGAGCAGCGAGTACGCCATAGACTCTAGCAGCGAGTCAACGGGCCGGCGGGTGCTGGAGTGGAAGCTAAGGCCGAACCGCGACAATGAATGGTTTGACGGCCTAGTGGGTTCAGCCGTGGCAGCCAGTTTTTTAGGTGCAGCCCTGCCAGGCCAAACCGTCAAGCAGCACAAGCAAAAAGTGAGCTGGCGTGAGCAGCAGCAAGCTAAGCGGCATACTCGGTAAATAATTTCCAGCCAAGGGACTTGGAAAAATAAAAAGGAGTTTCCATGAGTCAGGGTCTGACCTGCCCAAAGTGCGGCTGTGCTGATTTGCGGGCATGGACAACACGCAACGCAGGTGCCACCAAAAGCCGCGTCAGGATTTGCAGGAATTGCAATCATCGAGTGCTGACAGCGGAAAAAATTTTGGGCAATTTGTCCAGTACTGGACGAAAGCCAAAAGATAAGCCGCCAGGCAATTGACTAGCGCTGTGGCATTCTAAAAACTTGGGTCATGAGCAACCCCAGCGACCTTGAAAGCACGATTGAAACCGCAGCAGAGAACCCACAGTCTGCCAGCGTAGACGGTGTGACCGTTACCCAGCGCAGTTTGTCGGAACTCATCGAAGCGGATAAATATCTACAAGCCAAAAAGGCATCGAGGCGCAAAAATCGAGGGCTGCGTTATACGCGGATAGTGCCGCCAGGTGCAACTTGATAAAGTTGTTTAGGCGACTATTCCCAAAAACCAAAACACGGCTGGTCAGGGTGCGAGCGAAGTACGACGCAGCCCAGACTACCTACGACAACCAGCGGCACTGGGCAGCGGCAGACGACCTATCGGCTAAAAGTGCCAACAATGCCCATGTGCGCCGGCAGCTAAGAAAACGCAGCCGCTACGAAATCGCGAACAATAGTTACGCCCGAGGCATCGTTTCTACGCTTGCCAACTACACTATCGGCAGCGGGCCGACGCCTGGAATTACCTATCTGGGTAATATGCTAGATCGCCAAGACGTTAGCGAACTATCTGCCGTTGTTATGCGGCTGTTCCATGAGTGGTGGCAGGAAGCGGAAATTCAAAACAAGCTAGCGACTGCTGGCGAAACAGTGCCGCGGGATGGTGAGGCGTTTTTCACAAAGTACACCAGCGCTAACCCGTTTTGGCGTTCACCAGTGCGCCTCAATGTCAGACTGCTAGAAGCTGACCAGTTTGAAACTGACAATTTGCAGGGCCAACTTGGAAGCGACGAAAGCGGCGTGGAGTTAGACCAAAACGGCGACATCATGGCGTATTACCTGTTGCCTTACCATCCAGGCGACACGTTCAGCCCCATCCAGTCAGCCATCAGGGTTAGCGCCCGCGATGTGTATCACCTGTACCGAGCAGATCGCCCTGGGCAGCTGCGTGGTATCCCCTGGTTAACTCCCTCGCTAAATATCTTTGCACAGCTGCGTAGATTTGTTTTGGCAACGCTGACCGCAGCCGAAACAGCGGCAGATCATGCAGCCGTGTTAGAGCAAATGGCCGGCGCAGATGATGAAGATCAGGCCGAACCCTGGGAACGCATGGAAATTGAGCGTGGGGCGATGGTAACGCTACCAGCCGGCGCAAAGCTAAGTCAATTCAAAGCCGAACACCCCAACGCGACGTTTGAGCAATTCATTACAAGCATGGTGCGTGAGGCGGCCCGCTGCGTAGATATGCCCGCAGTGCTGGCTATAGATGCATCAAAATACAACTACGCGTCTGGCCGGCTAGACTTGCAAGCGTTCTGGCGAACCCGCGGGGCTGAACGCGTTTTGATTTACGAGCGACAGTTTTTAGACCCGCTATGGCGCGACTGGTTAGACGAAGCCTTGTTAATACCTGGCTACCTGCCCGACCTGTTTGCCGAGACTGCCTACCACTGGGCGCCACTATGGCGCTGGAGCGAAGCCGAGCATGTGGACAGGGCAAAAGAAGCAGCCGGCCAAGCTGCTGAACTGGCCAACCATACCACGACGCTGGCCAGAGAATATGCACGGCGAGGACTGGATTGGGAAGATGAGCTAAAGCAGCGAGCCAGGGAATTGGAAGTTATGCGCGAACTGGGGCTGACCGCAGCCCAGGCACAGCCGCAGCCACAAACGCAGCCGCAGCCGCAGCCCACCGAGCAACCAGAAGAAATAGAAGATAGCCCAGAAGATGACATCGAGGACGACCTAGAGGACTCGGTAGAGGATAGCCCAGATGAGCAAGTCTGAACGCATTGAATTATCAAGCCAAGCCACGATTGAGCTACAGGCCGACATCGAGGGCGTACCAGCTAGACCAACAGTGGCCATTAACGCGTACAACGGTGGCCCAGTACGCGTAGGCGGCTATCGGCACCCAGTTGTTATCGACCTGGAAAGCCTACAGACGCCAACCAGCATACCGCTATTTCGCAATCACGACAGCGACCGCATTATTGGCCATGGATCGCCAACAGTGCTGCCGCCTAACCGCCTGGACATTGGCGGCGTGATTAGCGCCAGCAGCCCAGACGCTGAACAGGTTATCGACCTGGCCAAGGGCGGATTCCCCTGGCAGGCATCGGTAGGCGTGGATGTGATCGCCAAGCCGCAGTTTTTAGCCGATGGCGAAACGGCCATGGTGAATGGATCAAAGGTAAATGGCCCCGCATATGTTGTGCGAGGTGGTGAGTTGTACGAGGTAAGTTTTGTGACACTAGGCGCAGACCGCACAACCAAAGCAACGGTGGCCGCGCAAAGAGAGGAAACTGAGAAAATGGAAGATAGAACAGAAAGCACAGACTCGGCAGACGTTAAAGGGCTGTTCGACCAGATCAAGCTGGAAAAGCAGCGACAGAAAGAAATTGTTGACATTAGCAAGCGATATATCGAGCTAGGCTACGACGTCAACACGGTTCAGGCAGCAGCAACCCACGCCCTCGACAACAAAACCGACGCACAGCAATTTGAGCTGGGCCTGGTACGCAGCAGCCGCGGCGTGAACATCCGACGCAGCAGCGGCCAAAAGCTGACCGGCGAAGTCATCGAGGCCGGCCTGGCCCTCGCTATGGGCAGCGCATTTGACAGCGAAAAATACTACAAGCCACAAGCCCTTGAGGCCGCCCGAGAAAACTGGAAACGCGGTTTAACCGTGACCGAGTTTTTGCGCATGGCAGCCCGCAGCAATGGCTGGACTGGCGAATCCAACAAGGACGTTAAGAGCTTGCTGAGAGCAGCATTTGCCCCA